CGCGACGATCTCAGGGCCGGGGACCTGGCCGGACGGGTCGAAGCCCATCGGCAGGCTGGCCTTCTCGAAACAGTCGGCGGTGCGGTAGCCCTCCAGCAGGCAGTATTCAGCGACCTTGTGCGCGAACGTGCCCTTGGCCGCGTAGCTGGTCTCAGGGTTTGGCGCACCCTCGCACAGAGCGACAGAGCCAGGGCAGGCGATGACGCGGCCGATGACCGACCCGCCGAATTTGCTGTGGACTTCAGCCATTCCGAATTCTCCAGCCCTTCGTGACGTGCAGCTTGACGTCGAGGTGGTCGAAGTCGGCTGGCAGGCCATGAACGGGGCGAAGGTGACGGCTCGGCGTCCCCTTCTTCACCGTGCGAGGGCGGTCGGTGCCCTTGCCGTGCCTGGCCAGCCGACGGGTGAGGTTCGCCACGGCCGTCAGGCCAGGGCGGCGACGAGCGCGGCGTGCGCGGCCGGGTACTGATCGACCGTGCAGGCTGACAGGCTCGACTGGCCGGTGGCGTCGCGGATGACCTGTTGCGCGACGCTGGCTGATTTCTTCTTCAGCAGTTCGGTCATCAGGTCTTTGAGGCTGTCATAGGTGACGGCTGCGCCTGCGCCTGCGCCTGCGACCGGGGCCGCTTCGACAACGGCGTGTGCTTGTGCATTCGTGGCCGCCTGAGCGTCCTTGTGCTCCTGACTGAACACATCCGCCGGTGCGGGCGCATCGGCCTTCTTGCCGCGACCGCGGGTCGCGGGTTTGGGCTCGATAGCCGCGAACGGTTCCGGGGAATGGTCTTCGTCCTTGGCGGGTTCAACCCCGGCGCGGGCAAGCGCCCCGCTGATGGCCGCAAGGTCGGCCCAATCGCCGCGGATAATCAGTTCGAAGGTCGCCATGGCCGCAAATCTCCTGTAGCGCTTTTGCTATCCTTCTAACGTGTTAGAAGATATTCGCCGCCCTGTCAATAGCACTTTCTGCTACTCCCTCCACCTTCGCAATGGCCGCCGTCTTGCGCGCCACCGTCTCGCTGATCACCTCGTCTAGCGATCCTGCCAGGGAGATGAAACGGCCGCGAACGGTTCGCTCCTGGCCGATGCGGTGCACCCGCATCAGGGCTTGCGCGTTGTCGGCCGGCGCCCAGCTGCTTTCGAAAAGGTCGATGTCGCAGGCGGCGTGCAGGGTGATCCCGGTTCCCGCGGCGCGCAGGTTGCCGACGATCCAACGCACCTTCGGATCGTTCTGAAAGGCGATCACGTTGGCGACGCGCTGGGGCTCTGGCGTGGACCCGACAAGCTCGACGCCGTGGAAGCCTCGAGCGCGCAGCCCGGCGGCGATGATGGCCAGGGCCTTTGTGTGCACGCCCATGATGACGACCTTCTCTTTGCCGTTCGCCAGTTCTTCGGCGATCAGCTCGAGGTAGGCGGGCGCCTTGGCTTCACCGATCAGCCGGCGCAGCGTGGCGATGTGCTGGGCTTCGATGAACGACAGGCCGCCTTGTTCGATGGCGTCGAGGATCGCCTTTTCCAGGCCTGGCCATTCAGCCAGCAGCGCGCGGATCTCGCGGGTGTCGCCGTCGATCGTCGTGGTGGTCAGCCAGATCGGCGGCAGCTTCAGCCCGGCTTCGGCCTTGGTGCGGCGCATCGACACGGAGTTCAGCGCCATGCGCAGCTCGGCGACCTTCTCGTCACGCGGCGTCTGGCGGCTGCTGTAGGCCCCTGGCCGCGACCGGAAGTAGCGCGCGGTGAACGGCGCCAGCGTCAGCGACGTCGCCCCGGTGAAGCGCAGGAACGGCCAGATGTCGATCGGGTCGTTGGGCATCGGCGTGCCCGTCAGGAACCACACCCGCGCCGCCCAGCGCGCCAGGCCGTTGACGCCGTCGCAGTTAGTGCCCAGCAGCGAGCGGGTGCGCTGGCTCTGGCCACTCTTGCAGTAATGCCCTTCGTCCAGGATCAGCACGTCCATCAGGTCGCCTTCGATCTTCGGGGCCCATTTCGCGGCGAGCTCGTAGGAGAGAAGCAGCACGTCGGCGCGACCCCTCAACCAGATGCCCAGGTCATGGATGTTGCGGCCCTTGACGACGCGGCGCTTGACCGTGGCGAAGCGGCGCATTTCGCCCGCCCATGTTTCGCGCACCGCCGCCGGGCACACCACCAGCACCCGCATGGCGCCCAGACGGTCCAGCGCGCCTATGGCCTGCGCTGTCTTGCCGACGCCCATTTCATCGAACAGGCCAGCCCGTTCCCTGGCAGCCAGGAAGTCCGCGCCGGTGTGCTGGTAGCCCAGGAGCGGGAGGGTCACAGCGCTTCCATCACGGTTTCGATGAAGGCTTGCGCCTGCGGCTTGACGAGGGCGTTTCCATAGCCCCGCAGACGTCCCACTCTGGCGGGAGCCCCATGAGCCAGCGGGAATGTGCCGGGTTCAACTGGCCGGAACTTCGGGCCGTCGGGGTCGTCGCATCGCACCCACTCGGCGCCGCTCCAGAAGTCGTTGACGAGGCCTGGTGGTGAAGGCTCATGCCCTTCGACGAACCCCGTTCGCCTGCGTCGATCGCCATCTGGCGCAGCACCCGGCCGTCCCGGTGGTTGTTCGCATCCGGTGTCGCCCAGGGCGACACCGTCTTGACCTGATTTTGAAGCTGCTCGCCCTTCTTGCCGCCGCCCCGCTCCGCGTAGGTTCGCAGGTTCGCCGTCCTGAAGTCCCGCGCAGCCGGTGTCGCCCAGGGCGACACCGTTTGAGCTTGCAGCGAAAGGCTCGTCAGCGACACGCCCAACTCGGCCCCGCGCGCTCGCGCCGCTTCCTTCCTCGCCAAGAATTGTTCCGGCGTGCCACCCGCTTCCTTCGCCGCCGGTGTCGCCCAACCGGCCATCAGCGCTGCGTCGCAGAGCGTCTGACCGGCGTGGTGGTGCTCCTGGCCCGGCGAGCGGCCAGCTGTCGCGTTTCGGCTGTTCGACGCATCGCCCTTCGTCGGTGTCGGCCTGGCCGACACCGTGAGCGCCACGTTCTGAAGCGTCACTGTGGCCTTGGAGCCGTCTGGCCGCCTCCCCGAAGCCGATGTACCGGGCGGGTTGACCTGTCCCCCGCTGGGCGTCGTTGGCGTGGGCCAACCAGTACAGACGGTGTCGCCCTTCCGGTGCGCCGACGCCCGCAGCAGGGAAACCGACCGCCCCGAAGGCGTAACCTTCACCTTCCACGTCAGCCGATACAAGGTCGAGCCAAGACCAGCCAGCCGGGCTTTCAACCTGTTCCCCAAGAACGACGTCAGGTCTGCACTGGCCGATGAGCCAGCCCCAGGCGGGCCATAGGTGCCGCTCGTCAGAAAACCCCAGGCCTTTGCCTGCCGCGCTGAAAGGCTGGCAGGGGCACGAGCCGGTCCAAACGGGACGATCGTCGCTCCAACCGGCGTCGCGCAGGGCCTTGGACCAGACGCCGATCCCGGCGAAGAAGTGATGCTGTGAGTAACCTCTAAGGTCATCGGGCGTCACGTCCTCGATCGAGCGTTCGTCCACCTCGCCAGGCGCGACGTGCCCGAAGATGATCAGCCGCCGCAGCCACTCGGCCGCGAAGGGATCGATCTCGTTGTAGTAGGCGCCGGGCATTCACGCCGCAGCCTCAAAGTACGCGCAGGCCCGCTGAGCGGGGCTGTAGCCACGGTACTCGGCCAGCCGCCAGCACCATGCGCAACCAGTGGCGTCCTCGCCGTCCATGTCGTCGCGGGAAATGTCAGCACACGAACCACAGCTGCGTTGAGACAACACCCCGCCCAAGCCCTTTTCAGGCGCTCGGCCACTCTCAAGACGTGTTAGACGCGTCAGCACTTCGGGAGGGCCTGTCACGCCGGAGGTCGCGGGTTCGAGTCCCGTCACTCGCGCCATATATTTCAATGAGTTAGCTGGGCTGAAAACTGTCTTGAGACATTCGTTTCCAGCGACTTGAGAGTTTATGTTCACGGTGTGGTCCTTTTCGGTGGTTCTCAGGTGGTCGTAATGCCGGGCACCTTCGCTATCCGGCGCATATCCTCTAGGTGGTAGCGAACAGCCTTCAACTCATTGACCGGGTCGGGGGCGCCGGTCGGCCGCAAGCCCATCTTCCACGCAGCGTCCAGGACACCCTGCATGAATGCCCGGCCCTCGCGCATGCTGCCCTGAAAAGTCGGTTCTTCGGTGTACACGAGGCCGGGCACGTGCTCGCGCATCACCAGCGGCGCAGCGAGAAACTCCTTGCCACCAAACTGCCGGCTGATCAGGAGCCGCATGTTGAAGCCGTAATCGGTCTCATCTACCAGGATTGTCCAGGTCATGTCGCCCTCGCCCGTCGCCGTCCAACCTTGCGCGCTTCGTCAGCGGCCTTAACCGCGGCTTCGTTCACCGGCATGTAGGTGCGTTGAAGCGCCTCCGCGCGGTTGATCGAAGAGCCCATCTTGGCGGCCAGGTGCGTCATGGCCACGCCCCCCGCGCTGGCCTCGACAGCCCCGCTCCTGCGCATGTCCATCAGCGTCCGGCGCTCAGTGGTGCCGAACTCAGCGGCGCGCAGCTCACGGAAGTCGTCGCCCAGCGTGTCCTTGGAGTAGGCCCGGCCGCTCCGGTTTCGGAACAGCGGCGCGTCAGGCAACGTCTGCGCGCCCAGCGATGCGAGGTACGCCGTCACCAGCCGCGACGTCCTGGCGCTCAGCGTGCCGATCACGTTGACGCCGGTCTTCTCGCGCATCTTGCCGTGGAAGCCGACGCGGCCCTGCGCCGTGGCCGTCACATGCACGCCGGACAGGGCGCGCACGTCGACAGGGCTGAACTGCGTATCCCATGCGATGGCCACGCAGCAGGCCAGGCCGTGGTAGCCGGTGCGGATCGCCCGCTTGACCATGCGCACGACTTCGCCCTCGCGCCACACGCCGGTGCGGCCCTTCGGCGTTTCGCGGCGGATCCCGTGTGATGGATCGGCGCCGGCGGCGCAGTAGCCCATGGACACCATGACGACCCAGAGCGCCCGCCACACCTTCATCGTGTGAAATGCCTCGTGCACGCCGCGGTCTTCGACCAGGACCCAATACCAGGCGTCCAGGTGCTCGAGGCTCAGCGCCGCGGGGTTGACGTCGGCGAAGGCCTTGGCGATGTGGACCCAGCGGCGGTCCCAATCCTCCCGGGTGCGCGGCTCCTTGTTGGCCCAGGTCTTGGTCTGACGGAAGCGGTGGAACGCCTCGCCGACCGATCCGCGAACCCAGGTCTTCGTGGCCGGCGACGTGGGCAGGCCGAGCCTCGCCTTACGCCATGCGGTGTTCAGCGCTTCGGCCTTGGCCCACGCGTCGGGTCCATCGGGGCCACACGACGTCGACTGAAAGCCAAGCGCGCGCATCGCAGGCTTGGTGCGCCAGTAGCCGCGCCCGGCGATCACGGTGTAATTGGCGATCCTGATGCGGGTCATCGCATCGCGCTCGAAACGTCGCGCGAACAACCGGAATAGTGGCCGGCTTGATCAAACGAACCGCACTCAGGACAGCGCCCCAGCAGGGTGCGGTCGATATTGTCGCCGGCGCGACTTACGCGCAGCGCTGCGCACCCCGGCTTGTGGTCCAGGCCTTGGGGCGCCCCGCAGTCGGGGCACGGAATGCCCGCGTACCGAACGCCGTGGCTCTTCAGCGGCAATTCAGGCTGCGCGGCCTTGAGGCGCTGAATTTCCCGATCGACGTACCAGCGCGCCTTCTCAAGGTCCTGCACCGGGTCTTCGCTCTTCAGGCCCGCGCGCCACAGGTACTTGACCGCGTTGCCGACGTTGAAGCCCATGTGCTCTGTGACGGTGATGCACTCGACGCCTGATGGGTGCGCGGTGTAGTGGCGCGGGTGATCAACCTCGCTCATGACCGCATCCTCTGTTCGATCAGGGCGACGCTGGGATGGATGGCGCGCCGCGCAGACGGCTCGACGTTTCGGCTACGACGCCACGCGTCCACCGCTTCAAGGTCATAGTTGCCGGTCGTGGGATCGGCGGCGGGGAAGCCCCTCACCTGCAAATCCGGCAGCGCGGCGTTGAACTGCGCTAGCGTCAGGCCCATGCGGTGCGCGGCCTGTGCAGGCGGCACGTCTAAGGCTTCGACCCTGAACTGAATACGGGACATTGCTACTCTGTGGCTCTTGACCGGGGGTCACGGCCGCCCTGCCATTCCCCCGTGGGTTGAACCGTTGCACGCTCAAGGTGGAGCTGCATAGCGGCGTTACGTAAGTGTGTCAGCATGTCGCACAGCCAAGCTGCCGGGAACCATACAGAGCGAGCAAACTCGCCTCTGCCCGGCCGTCGTGTTTCTTCAGTGGCCAGAGGTGTTTGAACGCGGGTAGCAGCTCAGAGGCGCGCAGCCGGGCCCCATCCTTGTCCTTGGGGGCCCGCATGGCGGCTTTCCACGTGGCGGGCGTCACCTCATGCACGACGAAGCCAGCGGCCCTGGCCGCTACGCGCACGGCCGCCACGTAGGCGCCGAACATGAAAGCGCCGTGTGCGCTCTGGCC